AAACAAATGTGACAATTCCGTAAGGTTTTGTTACAAACTCCTGCCGCTACCGAGACTAGGCAGGGTCAACAATCCGTCTCTCATATCCCAAGGCGAGGGGTCTTGGGAAATAGTAACTCCACCATGTCCCTGATGGTCTTACTTAAATTTTTATCAAAATGACTGCTACACTTTCACGTCAACAAACACAATCAAATACTTGGGAACAGTTTTGCCAGTGGGTAACTAGCACCAACAATCGTCTATACGTTGGTTGGTTTGGAGTCTTGATGATTCCTACTCTACTTGCTGCTACAACTTGTTTTATTATTGCCTTTATTGGTGCTCCACCAGTAGATATTGATGGCATTCGTGAACCTGTTTCTGGTTCACTACTTTATGGAAATAACATTATTTCTGGTGCTGTTGTTCCTTCTTCTAATGCAATTGGTCTGCACTTCTATCCCATCTGGGAAGCTGCTACTCTTGATGAGTGGTTGTACAACGGAGGTCCTTTCCAACTAGTAATTTTCCACTTCCTTATTGGCATCTATTGCTACATGGGTCGTGAGTGGGAACTCTCTTATCGTCTTGGTATGCGTCCATGGATCATGGTTGCTTACTCTGCACCTGTTGCTGCAGCATCTGCAGTGTTCCTTGTCTATCCTTTTGGTCAAGGTTCTTTCTCTGACGCTATGCCTTTGGGTATCTCTGGTACTTTTAACTACATGCTTGTTTTCCAGGCAGAACACAACATTCTTATGCACCCTTTCCATATGCTTGGAGTTGCTGGTGTCTTTGGCGGTTCGTTGTTCTCCGCAATGCATGGTTCGCTTGTTACTTCCTCGCTGGTTCGTGAAACCACTGAGAATGAGTCCCAAAACTATGGTTACAAGTTTGGTCAAGAAGAAGAGACCTACAACATCGTTGCTGCTCATGGTTACTTCGGTCGCCTGATCTTCCAATACGCTTCGTTCAACAATTCCCGTTCGCTGCACTTCTTCCTTGCAGCATGGCCTGTTGTTGGCATCTGGTTCGCTGCTCTTGGTGTTAGCACCATGGCATTCAACCTCAACGGGTTTAACTTTAATCAGTCAATCGTTGAAACTGAAGGTCGCGTGATCAACACCTGGGCAGACATCCTCAACCGTGCTAATCTCGGGTTTGAAGTGATGCATGAGAGAAACGCCCATAACTTTCCTCTGGATCTTGCAGCAGCATCTACTACTCCTGTAGCAATGACTGCTCCTTCCATTGGTTGATAAATAAATCATTGTCGTGCAAAGGATCCTTCGGGATCCTTTTTTTATAAATAATAATGCACGACAATGCACGAATACTATGGCAAGACAAACTCAAAATGTAGGCACAAAGACCTGCACCAAATGTGGTATCACTAAAGACATCACAGAATTCTATAAGAGGGGTGGTAGAGTATCACCTAATACCAGACACAATCATTGTAAGGAATGCACCAAGAATAGAGTGCAAACAAGTTATAGAAAAGATCCATCCAAGCAGAGAAACAATGATCTAAAACGTTTGTATGGTATAACTCTCAATGAATACGATCAGATGCTTATAGAACAGAATTATCGGTGTGCTGTATGTGGTACTACTAATCCTGGAGGTAAGCATGGAAAGTTTATGGTAGATCACTGCCATACCACTGGTAATGTTAGAGGTCTTCTATGTAAACGATGCAACATTGCATTAGGTGAAGTTGGAGATAACATCAACACACTCAAAGCAATGATTGAGTATCTTGCAGCAGCATCTACTACTCCTGTAGCAATGACTGCTCCTTCCATTGGTTGACAAACTGAATTCAATCTGATAAACTGAGGGTCGTAATGACCCTCTTTTTTTATGGAAATTATTGCTTACACTAGTAAAGGATGTTTTTATTGTGATAAGTTGAAAGATCTTTTTGCTCGTGCCAATCTTGAATATACTATTTTGGTGTTAGGTGAAGACTTTACTGGTCTAGATCTCAATAAAAAATATCCAAATGTAATTGGATTCCCTTATGTTATTATTGATGGAGAACCTATAGGTGGTTTGGTAGAAACTGCAAAGTTTCTTGTTCAAAAAAACCTAGTATCTTCTCCAAAAAAATGAAAGATCTCAAAATAAATAGAGGTGTGGAGCTCATGTTAAGGGGGCCTAAAACGAAGGAAGAAATTAAAGAAACCCCAAGAAATTCTCATGGGTTTGCATTCACAAAGTTTTTTACCCTCCTAAAGAGAAGAGTCTACTTCAACTTGGAACTTTGGTGGGACAAGGAAAAAGATTAGTTCGGAGTTGAACAATGGCAGAATCAACGTTAGTTTATCTATCAGCAACATTTTCTTTTGTATTTTTATGTGTTGGAGTGTTTGCTGGATGGACAGTAAACGAAAAGTATCATGAGTACATGTATGCCACGCAACAAGAAAACGTACATCCAGAAATGTTAAATGAAGAAGGACAATGGATCAACGAAGAACTGTTATCTGTTCGTTTTTTAAAAGATGATGATGAAGATTATGATGACTAATAAATAATTCTACGAGACACATTAAGTTATGAAATTATTAATGCATGAAGTGCTGCAAAAGATTAGTAATGCTAAAACAAAAGCAGAAAAAATAAAACTTTTGCAGGAATACAATACACCAGCACTCAGACAAATTTTGATTGCTAACTTTGATGAAAGTATCATATCTATGCTTCCAGATGGAGATGTTCCATACACTCCTAACGAGGCACCAGAAGAGACAGAGCACACGAAACTTCTTCATGAGTATCGTAAGCTCTATCTCTTCTTCAAGGGCGGTGCAAACATCTCTCAGACCCGTCGTGAGACTCTATTCATTCAATTGCTAGAAGGTCTTCACAAAGGAGAAGCAGAAGTTCTTTGTCTAGTGAAGGATAAAAAAATTGGGAAACGTTGGAAAATTACCAAACAATGTGTTGAAGAAGCATTCCCACAAATCAATTGGGGAGGACGTTCTTGAAGATAATTCATCAAGACTGCGACCCATCTCTTGCAGATGATCGTAGTCTTCCTTATACTGCATACTTGATTGAATATCTTCAAGATGGTATTACCAAGTTTGATATATCTTATGGTAAGAAACAAGTAGAACTTTTTGATTACTATTGGGATAATTATCGTAATGATCTAGTTAATATGACTCAAACAGAAGGTAGAGTAAATCCAAAACTATGGCAGAATCCTAAACAAAAAAAGAAAAAATAAAAATGGTATAAATTTATACTATTTGACAAGAATATATAGTAATGGTAGAATATACCAGTCGTTCAACCCACGTCAGTGGGTCGCAAGTAAGTCGCGGAACGGAGCATTAGCAATTAGAATGGTTTATTACTCTTACGAATTTTGCTAAGCTGAAAAAATCACTCTAATCGTTCATCCTATGTTTCAATTGTTTCTTTTAATTGGATTAAAATGTTCAGATGCTAAAATCATAGTAGAAAATGCTATGAATCATAATGATTTATCTAATTTGGTAAAGAATGAGATTGTATCTGAAGTAAAAAATGCAACTGAAAAAGATTGTGACTGGGACGCAAACGACTGAAGGAACGGGTTTTAATTAACCTTAGTATTTCAGGAGACAATCATGAACACACTTTATCTTATTAAAAAGCAGATTCAGAAAGCATCTGCAGTCCATGACGCACAGATTCTTCACACTGCATATCGTGGTGTGGTTTACGAACTCTGTGAAACTAAAGTAGAAGATCCTCATGGAACTTTCTGCTATCGTGGTCGCACTTACAACAAATGAATACTGGAGGGGTTATTGCAACCCCTCTTTTTTTATGATATAATTGTCCATGAATATACCATAAATATATGGACAAGGATAAACTAAAACTTATTGTTAAAAATCTTAAATCTTTAGTAAATACTTTAGAGTCTGAAGTTTATTCTGATATAAATTCTTATAAAATTGAGTTGCAACAAGACTCAAGTAAGTTTGGATTTAATTACGACTCTGGAGATGATGATGGATACCCAGATTGATTGGCGTTATAGTGATCAACGTATGGATCTTAGACAAAGATCTTTTCTTGCATTGAGAGAAAAGTATTTTAATTTAAAGACAGGAAAACATCTTTATGAATTTTGTCATGATTGGGTAAGTCAAGGAAATCAATCTACCGAAGGTATTGAAAACGCTTTTAAAAATTATCTTTACATGCAGGAGGTAGAAATTTGAGATATAAAGATACAATTAAAGCAGCAAAGAAAGCAATTAAGCTTGCGGATAAGAATCCAATGCTGTATACTGATGAAGAGATCTGGTACATGAAGAAGGCACTTTATATTGCTAGAAAAGATCTCGCAGCAAAACGTGAACGACTTAGTAAAGGATTTAAGAATGAAGCAACAACATGGGTCAGTGCGACTGGTACAAGTAACTCCCGAGGCGGAGAAAACGATTGGGTACGTAGCGAGAGTGAGCAACCCCAACAATCAGGAGAATCCTAACGTCGTTGGACTTCTGAAGTATTGCATCAAACACAAACATTGGTCTGTGTTTGAGCAAGCAT